AAATCCGCAACTGCATTGACCCTGACGGTTTTATCATTTCCCCGTGATGGGCTGAACTCCTGCACCGGTATACCCATGGCCCGAAGTTCTTGGATCAGTGGTGCGCCAGCTGCCTTTTTCTCCACAATGAACGCGTCCGGTTCCCATTCTTTGTAGTGTTTGAGCGCCACGGTCTTAAGTTCTGGGAAAGCCATCCTGTCTTTGAAAGCATCCAGCAAGATAAGCTGTGGCGAGTCATTTTCTTCCTCATTGTAAAAAATCCCCCATGTTGTACAGGCTGAATAGTCGGAGTTGTTCTTGGTTTCAAACGCGGTATCCCATGACTGGATGATGTACTCACAGCTTGGCGGCTCATCACCTTCCCAAATACGCCACATCTTGCGCGAAACGATGGCCGAATTCTCAGCCGTAGGCTGCTGCATGTACTGCGCGTTCCAATACCGTGGATCAATAGATGCTTTTGTAGCTTTCAGCGCTTCGAGTGGCCACTGCTCTGGCCAAAGAGACTTCTCATCTTCTGTATCTTCATGCAGGATGGCCGGCAACTCCACAATCTCCCATGGAATTGCCTCTGGGTTACGCGCTTGGTAGTCGATCAGGCGCCCAGTGAGGTCTAGCAGTGACCAACGGGTCATCACAATAATAATCCCACCACCCGGCATCAGACGCTGCAAGGGTCCAGTCTGGAACCAAGACCAAGCCGTATCAAACGCGAGTCGAGAGTTGGACTTTACGTCCTGCTCAGAGTGTGGATCATCAATAACAAACAGATCAGCGCCGCGACCAGCAAGAGCGCCTCCAACACCAGCGGCATAATATTGACCGCCAGCACTAGTAGACCATTTTCCAGCCGCCTTCTGGTCGTCTGCCACCATTGTTTGAGGGAAAACTTCACGGTACTCCTCCGAATCAATCAAGTTACGAATGCGCCGGCCAAAGTCCTCAGACAAACCCGCAGTGTGGGTGCCCATGATGATCTTCTTATTAGGGTATTTACCTAGGAAGTACGCAGGGAACAAGTAAGAACTGAACTCAGACTTACCCATACGTGGCGCGATGTTAATAATCACGCGCTTTTTCCTGCCTTCTACCACGTCGGTGAAGATCTTGGCTAGTTTCCTGTGGTGCGGACCAATCTTAAAGCCCGGATATACCGCTTGGGCAAAGCCCAGCATGTTTGTTTTAGCCGCCTGCAACTTGGCGCGGGACTCCCGAAGCTCTAAGTCCTCAAACAACTCCATCTTTTCTGCCAACGTCATGTGCGGCAGCGCCTTGGCCATAGCTTCTAGCTCAAGTTTGCTCAGAGTTGTAAAGTTCTCAGGCTTCATCAGTCTTATCTTCCGATACATCGACCACGTCGATCACGCCCATGAACCTGTTGAGCTTGTCTTTGATGCGGTTTTCTAGCTCCACGTCTGACATCTCGGTCTTCTTGACCTCAACGCGCTCAGTAAACAGCGCCACTTCGGTGACCTTACCGAGCATATCCAAAGCCTTCAGGCGAATCCGCGCATCTGGGTGTTCAACTTCTTCAAGGATCTTAGCTACTGCAAAACCCCTGAGCTCCTTGGCCTGCTCGACAAACGCCCAATCATAAGCTGTCAGCATTCCTACTAAGTGTTGCACCGCCGCTGGCGCCTTTACGTTAGCTAGCGCTTGCTGAGTATTCTGTGGCGGTTGGCCTGTTACTAGACTAGCAAATGATTGGCGTGCTGCTTGTGCGTCTGCCTTAGACTCTGCTTCATCGTCGTCAAGTTCTAACTCCTTGAGCCAGTCTGCGGTTTTAACTTGTGCGTCAACAATGGTTGCCGGTTCCGCATCTTCAAAAAGCTGTAGCTTGGCCGTGGTCACGTCGACCACTTCCGGTTCAAACTCGCCGTTAATAAGATGTTCAAGCATTGCGTAGGGTTAGTGCTGGCGTCGCACTTGTTGCCTCGTTGCAGTTAGTGTACACTTCTTTTCGGCAATGGTGCAAATTTTTTGTTCTGTTGCTTCTCCTTGATGGATGGTTGCCATCCTCTTTGCCCCACTAGTTGACGCTGGTGGGGCTTTTTTTATTATGGTGTGTCCAACGTTTGACATGGTACCTTGGAATTTTTTAGAAATTTTTGGGGGGTGGGGTGCTGGCGCTGGGGATTTTGGGGCGTGATTTTTGAAAATTTGGATTGCGGCTACGGAATAGTGTTTATGGGCCGGTGAGACCCCAGCCTCAATATGGGGTGGTGGGGGATGGGTGGGGTTAACTTAATAGCTACTTCGCTAGCCCCAAAAGGAGAATAAAGTACCCATTTGATAAAATAGAGGCATCGGTTGGGAGATAGCTCAATCGATTTGGGGAACAGGTTCCCCGATACATAACTTAGTCAACTCAAGGAGAACATCATGACTAAAGCAACGACAGTAGTAGTAACCTTTACGCAATTCGCCGAGGGCATCGGTCGCTCTGACCGCATCACGCTTGAGGCGAGCCTAGACTGGCACAGGCAGTATGTGATGCTTGACGCTAGTTCCAAGTCCGCATGGAAGCGTGACTGGCTTGTGAACTATGTGTTCGGTCGCCTAGACTGCACACGCAAGCAAGCCGAGGCTATCTGTGACAAGACTCGGGTACAACGCACAGCCAGCGAGGAGAAGGCTGTTAACACTGGTTCGAAACGCTTTTCTGACCACATCAGTCGCACGACTATTCGCTCGGGCAAGAAGCCGAGCAACCCTGTGGTTGTGCCTAAGCAACTTTTGAACAGCATCAAGTCTGAGATTATTGACGCAGGCTTGACCAAGGCACAGTTCGATGCGCTGATTGCTCAGTTGCGTGACTCTGTGGCATTTCAATAATCTTGGGGAACTGGTTCCCCGATTCCTTCTGGCGGTGCAAGCGTGATGCTTGCCCGCTGTTTCATTCTCTGTCCAATCAATAATCTCAAGGAGTTAATCATGCAAATCCCATTACCCAAAGACTTCACACACGACGCTGACCTGACCATGCTCGCGGTCTTAACTCTGTGGCTTGCGCCCTTTGACATCTACGAAGATGCTATCGAGTGGCTTCACTCACTCGCCCTCACGCTCAGCGATGAAGACTACCGCTACATGGAACAGTGCTTCGCTGACCACATCATGGCAATTCAATAAGGAGAACATCATGCGCTCACTCATTCAGCCCATCACCAAAGAAGTCGGCATCATCACCATTCGTGGTCGTGACTACCATATGCAAACCATCAGCTACGGCTCACGCAATCAAGTTCATGTATTCCGCAAAGGCGCACTCCACTTGCGTGGTCTTGTGTTCGAGAATCAAGCAGCCTATGACGCATGGCGAACTGGAATGCATCAACTTGACCTACCTTTTGGGGAACAAGTTCCCCGACCTGCACTATAGTTCAAGATTATTGAGGCAAAAAACCAGTCATGGACAAATGTCCAACACTAAAGCTCTCGAACTAATTTGCGTGTAACCCCGTAACCCGCATGGATGCTAGCGTTCCGCAAAAACTGTCCTTTCTATCTATCTTATTATTATTATTATGTATATGTATGTATGTGTATCAGGGGGTGAGCACTTTCTTTTTTTCAAAGACTTTCTTTTTTTATTTGGCTATAGCTGTATGGAAATAAGATAGATACATCGGACACTTTTCGTGCTAAGCTAGCACTGGTGCGGCTTCACAGCCTACACGCAAATTAGTCACAGCCCTTTAGTGTTGGACATTTGTCCGCCTCTCAATTTTGGAGTCAATAATCTTATGTACGAAACATACATCAAACTCACACCCAACGAGCTTCACAACCGCTTGACCGAACGCAAGATGCACCCTGCCGAGATAGAGCGCATCAAAATGGAAGTCTCCGAGCTGAAAGAGGCGCTTCGCGTCTCCAAGATAGCACGCACACAACGCAAGGCAGAGTGGGACAAGGTACTCGCACCCTTGCGCTACGAAATCAATAATGCCAAGGTTGGCATGAGATACGGCGGGGAACAGGTTCCCCAAGAACGCACAGTAGCGTTCAGCGAATACATCAGGGTCATGGAGAAGCTGCTTGCCATGCTAGACGCCCCATACAAAGCGCTGGAACACACGCCCATACAGATAGCCCGTGACAAGGGTTTGCCCAACGATGGTGAGCACTGGACAGACTGGATACCCTCAAGGGTCAAGGACAAGGTGAGCGCACTGTTCGCAGAGATACCCGTAGTCCCAAGGGGCAAGCGCAAGACACCCTTTCAACGCACCATGCTGCCTGACCAACACGAGAAGGCTAAGCAAAGATTATTGACCAAGACTAGGAAGGAGATGGAAACACTAGAACGCCAAGTCAACATACAACCCACAGAACAGCGCAAGCATAAGCTAACGCAAATGAAACGAGCCATCAAGATTATTGAAGCTCTAGACAAAAACGAAGCAGTCCCTGCCGTATGGACAAAACTACACATGGGCGAGGGCTGAACCCTCTTACTATCAACACTACTATCAACTCTTTCTTGGGGAACTTGTTCCCCGAGGGAATTCCCTGTGCTCGGCGCTTGGGCAATGCCGCGCACCATCCGCAACCTGCCTACAAGGAGAAGCATCATGAAAAGAGAACCACACAGCAAGTACACGCACGCCATTATTAACTTCAATCTGTATGTCATGTGGAATGACGACAGGACTGAGGATTTGACCCCTCACTTACCGCCTGCGCTACTGACGGAGATCGAAGCGTACCTGTCCGAGATGGATGACTTGCGCACGCAAGACCCAGCTAACTATTTTTTATAAGGAGAAGCATCATGACTTATACAGAACAAGCAAAAGCGTGGATACAAAACGCACCAGAGGCGGACATCCATATTGGGCGGTTCAAGCTCAAGTTCTACTTCACAGCCCACAGAGATTGGACTTGGGGTTGGGACTTTAAGCGCTGGCTTACGCCAGACGAGTATAGAGGCTCGCCTGAGCACAACTACTTAGACAGAATACTTGACGGCTTAGACGTTAGTTATTACGAGATCGAGTTCATCGACCGACTGCAAGAAGCAATGCGAGCCAAACCATTTAACCAAGGAGAAAACTATGAAATCTAAACACAAGACCAACATCCAACTCGTCACCGAGTTAATGACGCACTCACCGCAGGGCGTGCTCATGCAGGCGTTCATCATCGAGGCGATAGCCAACTACGCCGAGCGTGTCAAGGAAGCCGCAAGCAACCCGTCATGGGCAGCAAGCTCGTTCATCAGCGCCGAGACATGGGGCAAATGTGCGACAGAGGCATTGGAAGCAATTACTAACCGCAACAAGGAGTGAGAAATGGCAACAGCTAAGTTAATTTGTATCGAGGGTTATTGGAACGATGACCACAAACCATTAGAGAAGCGCTGTCTTGTCATGCCTCTGGGCTTGACGGACTCTATGCGTGATGAGGTGCTTGACAACCTAATCGATAAGAACAATCTGTTCTACATCTTTGATGCAGGCGAACGCATCATGGGCGTACATCGTGACTTCACAGTCACATTCATGAATCCTATTGACGAAGTGGAGGTACATACAGCCTGAGCAACAGGCAATGTGTTAGTTCGGGGAACAAGTTCCCCAATCTTTTATAACTCAAGGAGAATGTTATGTTTACATTTACAAAGTTCGTTGTCGTTGATTCCGACAGCCGTGACACAGGTATGCTGCTTGTGTCTTTCCGCAACAAGTACATGGTGTACAACGCTACTCGGCGTCGTGTCATGACTGATGTCATGCGCACATCTGTACCAGTTGATCCTGCCATGCTTGTCACTAAAGCTAACTTGGATCTGTGGTTCAGTCACAATAACTATCTTGTGCATCCCCGCCATGATGTCGAGTCGCTATCGTATGCAGATGCTGTGCTGTATACCAATGACCGCTACGATATCAATCAGATGGTACGCTCAGTGCTTCGCCCTGCTAGTTGTTATGACGCTAGTATTCGCTCAAGTGATCGCCGTCGTATCAATGATCGTGTCGAGGCTGTGGTCAATAACTACATTGACAAACAGAACGGCAATACGCAGAGACCCGAGACACACGCTAGGTTCAAGGGCGGTTACTACTACAACCATGCTACCTTCAAGCTAGTGCGCAGTGTGTTCCGTGAGTTCGGTCACTTGCTCGCTCGTGCCAAGGCAGGCGATGAGTCTATATCCAACGATGACTTGAGCGCGGCGTTCTTCGATCTTGACAATCGCTATCACGACTTCGAGTCGCACATCCATAGAGCGTTTGTTGCGCTCAGGGATTCAGGTGACTTCGGTATTGTGCACTGCGACTGCGGTCACTATGAGGGCGAGGAGCATACGCACGATGTGCGCAGGGATACATGGTGTGACTCATGCTTCGAGGATGACGCTGTGTATGTCGAGGATGCCGATGAGTACTGGCCTCGTGACGATGCGTACTACAGCGACAGTGACGACTGCTACTACTCGTATGATCGTGACGAGGAGGATGACAGCGATGACGATGACGACAGGGAGGATCACAACCAGCCGATCATGTCTTACTCGACTAACATCCTCAATGTGCTCGATGTCAACTCAGGTATCAAGTCATCACACTTCGGCGAGTTCACCATGGGCATCGAGCTTGAGATGTCATCGGGCGACAGTCCATCCGAGTCATCCGCTGAGTCTGTGCGTAGCCGTTTAGGTTCCGAGTACTGCATCATCAAGCACGACGGCTCTTTGCCACACAACGGCTTCGAGATCGTCACTATGCCTCACGGCTTGGCTACGCACATCGAGAAGTTCAAGGCTTGGGAGATCGACTCTACCTATCGTGCATGGAACACGGGCAAGTGCGGTATGCATGTACACATCGACTCTCGGGGCTTCACTCAGATGACGCTCGGTAAGTTCTTGATGTTCATCAACAGTGCTGCCAACATGGACTTCATTCGTAAGATTGCAGGTCGCCATCCGATGGTCGATGACCAAGCCCGTAGCTACTGCGCGGCTGAGCACCAGTCCATCCTTAGCAATCCCAAGCAAGCCGTCAAGGGTAAGTCTGGTGAGCGCTATCGCATGGTCAACCTGTGCAACCTCGGGTATCACGAAGCCAAGCGTCTTGGCCTTAGCATGGACAACAGCTACAACGGCAAGTACAACACTGTCGAGCTTCGCATCTTCCGTGCGTCACTCAAGAAGGAACGACTGCTTGCACAGATCGAGTTCACTCATGCGTCTGTCATGTTCTGTCGTGTAGCTTCATGGCGTGACCTCAATGGTGCATCGTTCATCAAGTGGCTCAAGTCTGTGGCTGGTCAGTATCCTGCCCTTGTCAAGTGGTATGGCGTGCGTAATGTTCACACATCTACGCCGACTGTCATAGCGCCAGCCGAGGCAACTTGCACTGACTCTGTGCCTCCTCCTTTGTCTCGTGACTATCGCCATGCACATGACCAAGACCATGGGTATCACCTAGAGATACCTTACGACAACGGGATTGGTATGCGTAACTACGCTAACAACAACGGGCTGTACTTCACATACTTCAGCGCACTTGACGCGACGCTAGCCGTGTTCCCATACACAGGTGACGAGTCGACTATCGGTGACACCGATGTGATCTATGTGCTAGATACCCGTGCGGATGTGTGGCGACTGCAAGAGGACAGTTTCAACGCTTTCATTGCACAGCACAACCCTGTGCAAGCTGATGCCCCTGCAATTTCTAACTAATCAATTTTTATAACCTCAAGGAGTTTTATTATGTGTCTCATTATTACTGGCAAGTCTTCCACAGTTCGTTCAACACTGCTCAACACACACGGGCTACTGAGCGACATCTTCACGTCCAACCCTGACGGCATCGGGTTCATGTATGGTTCAGCCAAGGGACTCAAGGTCACCAAGACTTTGCCCAAGAATCTTGGCGACGCTACT